CTTGGCAACGTTAATCAAGAAGCTGAGTTGGTAGCAAACATCACAAAAATATTAAAATAATGAATAAATCACTAATAGTTGATTTTATTGGCTCTATCCAATACACACCAGAACAAATAAACGAAGCAATTGCACAAAACAATGGCAAGTTGATAGTAGGTGGTGTAATGCAAAGAGGTGATGCATTCAATCAGAACCAAAGAAAGTACCCTATAGATGTGTTAAAGCGTGAAGCTAACAAATATAAAAACGTATTTGTAACAGAAAAAAGAGCTTTAGGTGAATTAGATCACCCAGAATCTTCAGTAGTAAACTTAGCCAACGTATCACATAATGTGGTAGATTTATGGTGGGATGGTACTGATTTAATGGGTAAAATAGAAATATTATCAACTCCATCAGGAAACATAGCAAAAGAGCTACTAAAAGCTGGAATCCGTTTAGGTATTAGTTCAAGAGGTATGGGTAGTGTTAAAAATTTAGGTGAAGGAAAAGTAGAAGTACAAGATGACTTTGAAATTGTGTGTTGGGATTTAGTTTCTAATCCATCAACTCAAGGTGCATTTATGGGTAGTCTCAATGAAGGTGTACAACAACCAATACAAGACAGTAAATATTCTAAAGTGAATTCACTTATTGGAGACATAATAACAACAATGTAATCATGAAAAGAGCAAAAACAATAATGAAGCGTCTTAGGGAAGACACAGAGTATCAAAAATTCTTTCAAGCAGCTATGGACAGGTTTAAAATAAACACTCCAGCAGACTTAAAAGATCCAGCAAAGAAAAAAGAATTTTTTGATTATGTAGATAATAACTACAAAGCCAAGAGTGAAATCACAGAAACAACAAGGTTTAAAAAACTAATCCGAGAAGAAGTTAGAAAGTCCTTAAAGGAGTGGGGTATGAATACATCCTATAACCTTAGTGGAAAAGAGGTTGCTTTATCTAATGAAATTTTAGATTTCTTGGAGGGGCGTAAAGTAATAAAACCTAATGATGCACAAAGAATACATCCGGAGTTAGCTTCTTTTTTAAAAACAAAAATATAAAATATGAAAGCAACAGAATTTAAAAAACTAATCAGAGAAGAAATTAGAAAAGTATTAAAAGAAAATACAATGTTGATGAGGGATCCATCAGTAAAAGCTAAAGTAGATGCTGTTATTGGTACGTTAAAGGGTATTGATGTTGATGGTGAAACAATGCAATTTATCCTAAAAGAAGTTGGAATGGAAGAGCAAATGCAACACCAATTAACTCCAGGTGGAATACGAGAAGCTGATGATTATGGTGTATCATTTGCTTACATGAAGCCATACATAAAAGACATTTCTCGAGTGATTAAAACACTACAAATATTGAATGATAAAATAGAGACTGACGGACCTCTTAGTGAAGATATTATTGATGCATTAGAATCGTTAGAAGCACTTTACAATAAGATCGATAAAGCCAAATAATATGAAACTAAAACAAATTAAAGAAAGCATAGATCAGAAGGTTGAATTAAACGAAAAAGCAGCATTCTTAGCTGAAGTAGAAAGATTTAATGAGTATGGTAATAAGATCTATCGCACAAAGGAGTTAAAAGAAGCAGCAGCTGCTATACACAAAATTGTGGAAAATGCAGAAAAGATTGCATTGCAAGAAACTGAAGAATGGTTTGATGAGGTGACTGTTAAACGTAATATGAAGTCATTGAGATCAAATAACGAGCAGTTTATGAAAACCGTAAATGAAGTTAGCAAATTGCAACAAAGGTTAGAGTCATTATACGAAGAAATGGGACACACTTTATCTAGATACTATGAAATTAAATAAAACCACAGACTGGAATCACATAAATAAGTCTTTCAAAAAGTTTCTTAAAGAAGCTGAAAAGGAAGAAAAACCAGCTGCAGAGGAAGAAGCTCCAGCAGAGGAAGAGGGTAATCCATTTGCAGCTGCAGAAGATGGAGGAGGAGAAGGTGAGGAAGAAGCTCCAGCAGAGGAAGAAGAACCAGCAGCAGATAAAAAAGAAACAAAACCTGAAGAACCAGCAGGGATACCTTTGAAATTTAATATTTCAAAAGTTAAACAATACAATACGGCTGACTTTTTAAGCGACCAAGGTGTAGTTAAGAGCATCGATAAAAAAGGGATCATAGTAACAACAAAACCCGATGGTGTAGACGTGCTGGTAAACTTCAGTGACATATCAGAAAGAGTAAAGAAGTTTTTTAAAAACAAATAGTAGAATAATGAAACTACAAGCAATAGCAAAGCAAATACTCAAAGAAGAGGAAAATAAAGCACAAATCAATGCTATGGATCAAGCCATGAAAGCATCAGCAGCTGAGTTAGCTAACTATTACAAGAGCCATGAAGACGAAATTAAAAAGGATGTAGAGCAATCAAATGCTGCAATAAATGAGGCACTAGGAGCTGTAGCTATTATTGGTTTTATATTAGCATTGCCAAAAGTCGTAGAACTACTCGTAAAAGGTATTGGTAAGTTAGTATCTGTATGGAAAAAGTTAGTTAAACCAGGAGAAGCAAAGGGTAAAGAAGAAGAGTTTGCTCACAACATAATAGAGTTTACACACAAGTGGCACAATATGTATATTTCAGGCCTACAATGGATATTAAAAATGTCTGGTGCATTTAAGAAAGCTGGCATAGCAGATCAAGCAGGACAAAAAAAAGCTGCAGAAGTTGTTTACTATACTATTATAGCAGGATTAGCAATATATAGTGGTATTGGTGCAATTGGTGCATTCAAAGCTGCAGCACAAGGAGCAGCTCACGGTGGTGGCTTTTCGTTAGGAGCTTTTGAAGCAGCAATGGCGACTGTTAAGACTGGAGAAGTTACTCAGTTTCTAGGAAAACTAGGACTAAGATCATAAAAACACAATAATTTTAAAAATATTTCTAGTAAACCTGTCTAAAAAACAGGTTTTGCTTTTTTCCAGTATATTTATACTCAAATACACTATCCCAATATAGTGTCACTAAACATATAATCATATTGTAGCTTTCCCAATAGCTATAGGAAAATAACCAAAACAAAATTTTAAATGAACAAGCTTTTAAAAGACGCAATCGCAGATGCTAAGGCAGTACGTGAAACAGCTCTGGCAAACGCCAAAGTAGCTTTAGAAGAAGCATTCGCTCCAAAATTACAATCAATGCTATCTCACAAAATCAAAGAAGAGATGGAAGATAGTGAAGGAATGGACGATACTTCTGATGAAGATAAAATGGAAGTTGAGCAGATGCAAAAAATGGCTGGAATTGTTACCGAAAAAGGTGATGACGAAAGCGAAGACATGGACTCTGAAGAAGATATGGACTCTGAAGAAGACATGGAAATGGATTCGGAAGAAGATTACGAAGATTCAGAAGAAGACATGGAAATGGACTCAGAAGAAGAAGTTTCAGACGATGATTTAGAAGAAATTCTAAGAGAACTAGATTCTGAAGAAGACATGGACATGGACATGGAATCTGAAGATCCAGAAAGAATGGAAACTGAAGCTCGTCACAAAAGGAACAAAATGATGGAAGACGATGAAATGGAAGACGAAGAAGAAGTTGACTTGGAAGAAATCATTAGAGCTCTTAGAGAAGAAGATGATGAAGACATGGAAATGGACATGGAAGATGAAATGGAAGATGAATCAAAAATGGAAACCGTACAAGGCGAACTTAATGAAGCATACAGCGTTATCAGATTCTTACGTACCAAGCTTAACGAAGTAAACTTACTTAATGCTAAGTTGTTATTTGTTAATAAACTTTTCAAAAAAGGTGAATTGACAGAATCACAAAAAGTTAGAATTATTGAAACTTTCGATCGTGCAAAAAATGTACGTGAAGCTAAGTTGATTTATGCAACTTTAAGTGAATCAGTAAACAAAAAAGCAAGTAAGCCAACTAAGAAAAGAATGAACGAAGGTTTAGCTTCAGCACCTCAAAGTAAAACAAAAATCATCACAAACACAGACAACGTTTACGGCCGTTTCAAAACATTAGTAGACTATAACAAACATTAATAAACAAACAAAACCAATAGAAAAATGAATTTATTCGAAAACATGGGTGAAACAAACAGAGGGGCAGAAGTAAAGCCACTCATCACCAAATGGGCTAAAACAGGCCTTATGGAAGGTTTAAAAGCTGGTGCTGAAAAATCAACAGTAGCCATCTTGTTAGAAAACCAAGCAAAACAATTAGTAAAGGAAGGATCTGGTACTTCAGCAGGTGCTGGTACTTCAGGATTTGAACAATGGACTGGGGTAGCATTACCGTTAGTAAGAAGAATTTTTGCAGAAATTGCAGCTAAAGAATTCGTTAGTGTTCAACCAATGAACTTGCCTTCAGGTCTAGTATTCTACTTAGACTTTAAGTATGGTAACAACAAACAACCATTCGGATTTGCTCCAACTGGACAAAACCAAACTGGTACATTGCAAGGTATCACAAACGCATCTGGTAACCCTACTGATGGTCTTTATGGCTCTGGTCGTTTTTGATACTAAGTAAATGGTGTAGTTGGAACAGCAGTAGCTATCACTACAGCTTCTTCTAACGTAGCATCTGTTAATTACGATGGTGACTTTACAGCATCTGTTGGAGCTGGTGCAACAGCTTATAAAGTTGTTACTTTGCCAATTCCAACTAACGCTGACTTATATGCGGCAAGATCTTTC